AAAGCATTATTTGACGCGAAACATTTTAATGGTGAGGTATTTGGGAAATATGTTGATACCATACCAAAATTAAAAAGAAATGAATTATTAAAATCTGGTGCAGTAAGAAATGCACCGCAGTATGTGGATATGATGAGCGAACAAACAGGAGGATATTATGTGACAACTCCTTTATTTGGTAGAATTGGTGGAAAACCTAATAACTACGACGGTAAAACTGACATTGATTCAACATCGATGAATACTTTCTCTCATTCGAGAGTTGTTGTAGGTAGAGCAAAAGGATGGGTTGAGAAAGACTTCTCACATGATATAACAGGAGGAGTTAATTTCATGGATCAAGTAGGATTACAGGTATCAGAATATTGGGATGACATAAATCAGGATTTATTATTATCAATTCTAAAAGGTGTGTTTGCTATGACTGGGGCAGACAATGAAAAATTTGTTGATGGACATACTTATGATGTATCAAAAGAAACTGATACGGCTAAGCAAGTATTTAATGTTACAACTTTAAACAATGCTTTACAAAAGGCTGTGGGGCAAAATAAAGCAAGATTTTCATTGGCAATAATGCACTCTCAAATAGCAACAAACTTGGAAAATTTAAAATTACTTGAATATTTAAAATATACGGATTCTGATGGAATAGAAAGAAATTTAACAATTGCAGCTTTAAATGGTAGATTGGTATTGGTAGATGATTCCATGCCTACTGAAGAAGTTCCAAAATCAGGGACAACTCCTGCGTATACAAAATATACAACTTATGTTTTAGGAGAAGGTGCTTTTGAATTTACAAATCCTGGAGCAAAAGTTCCATTTGAAATGTTTAGAGACCCTAAAACAAATGGTGGGCAAGACACTCTTTACTCAAGAGAAAGAATCTGTTATGCTCCATACGGAATTTCATTTACAAAATCAAGTATGGCTACATTGTCTCCGACTGATGCGGAATTGGAAATGGGTGTGAACTGGGAATTAGTAAATGATAATTCTACAGGAACAAAAACGTATATAGATCATAAGGCTATTCCTATTGCTAGAATAATTTCGAGAGGATAAAGTGGTATTTATGGAATACATCACAGATATTAAAGAAGATGTTAAAAATTATTTGAAGTCTTTAGATTATGAAATTGTGGATACTGATTTGTTTTTATTAGATAATGCTATCCAAACAGTAAAGTATTACATCTGTAATAAAACTAACCAAAAGAAAGTTCCCGAAGGATTAAAATATGTCTGGATAAATAGAAGTGCGGCAGAGTTTCTTGATTTCAAATTAAAATTAAATCAGCTTAATATACTAGGATTAAATTTTAACCGTATAGCGAAAGAGATAAGTGAAGGAAAAACTAAAGTAGTTTTCGATGATACTAAAAGCACAGGGGATAAATTTGAAGTATATTTAACGAATCTTTTAACTTATGGAGAAGAAGAAATACTAAGATTTAGGAGGCTGGTATGGTAAGTGATATTTTAAAAAGTGCAAAAGACGCAATAAAGTCTATGTGGAGTGGGCTATGCACGGTTTATAAAAATGAGAAGTCTAAAAATAAGTATGGTATAGTGATCTCTGAAAAAGTAGAAATATATAAAGATGAACCTTGTCATTTAAGTTTTGAAAATGTTAGCCAAGCAGACCAAACGGAATTAGGAGCGAATGTGTCTCAAGTTGTCACTCTTTTCATTTCCCCTGAAGTTTATATTCCTCCAGGGAGTATGATTGAAGTGACTCAAAACAATGTGACAAGAACATATAAACACAGTGGAATTTCTGCAATTTACACTAATCATCAGGAGATTATACTTGAATTAGAGCAGGAGAAAGCATAATGGCAAATTCAAAAATAAAAGTACAATTTGATGGTCTGAAAGAGTTTCAAAAAATAATTGAGTATATGGAAAAGGAAAAAGATCAGTTGATGATTGATACTATAAAAGAATTAGCTGCGAGATTGTTACGTAAAGTAATTAAAAGAACTCCTGTAAGTTCTCCTAATTTTGGAGTTGCTACTTACAAGAGAAATAATAAGAAAAAAGGTATAAAAAAAGGCGATACTATCTATGATAAAAAGGGTAAAGCCAGAGTTTTGAAAACTAAGACCGTTTCATATAAAAAAGATGGTAAAACAATCTCTAAAACCTATGGTGGTCAAGGTGGAACTTTAAGAAGAAATTGGACTGTTTCCGATGTGAGAAAAAATGGCGGTAATTATGAAATAGAAGTTTCAAACTCTACAGAATACGCAAGCTATGTTGAATTTGGACATAGACAAACTCCGGGAAGATTTGTTCCTGCTATTGGGAAGAGATTAAAAAAGTCTTGGGTAAAAGGTAAGTTTATGCTTACTATTTCTGAAGATGAATTAAAAAGGCAAGCTCCGGCTGTTATTGAGAAGAAGATTACCGAATGGCTTAAAAAGTTAGGAGGATAGATGTTAAATGAAATTGTAAATGGAATCGGATTAAAACTTTCAAAAAGTTTTAATGGAATAGATATTCACAAAGAAGAACTTGAGCAAGGTTTTGAAGAGCCTTGCTTTTTTATCGACTTATTGAATCCTGGTGAAAAGCAGATTATTGGAAATAGGTATTTGAGAAGTTATTTGTTCGATATTGTATATTTTCCTAAGAAGAAAAGTTCAGAAGAAATATTCGAGGTGTTAGATAAACTTTATTCGGTACTTGAGTATATTGAACTTGATGATAGTACACTTATTCGGGGAATTGATAGAAATTCTAGGGAAGAAGATAAAGTATTGCATTTCTTCGTTACATACGAAATGTTTATTTATAAATTAGACGAGGAAAAACCTAAGATGAAAAAACTAGATGTAAATAATGGATTGAAGGAGGATTAATATGACAGATATTAATAGTACTGAAAATAAGATACAGATAAAAAAAGAAAATGTTGAAAATAAATCAGAAGAAACTAAATTTGTAAAAAGTCAGATTATAAGTTCTGATAAATATAAAAACAGAGCAGATTTATTAAATGTTTTACTAGAAGATGATAAAGAATATACTTTATCAGAAATTGAGAAAAAATTAGAAGATTTTTTAAGTAGGGAGGTTAGATAATGGCTTATGGTGGCGGTACTTGGCTAGTACAAAATAAAGTTTTACCAGGTACATATATTAATTTTGTAAGTAAAGAAAGAGCTGAACTTGTATTTTCGGATAGAGGATATGCTGCGATTGGAGTTGAACTTGATTGGGGAATTGATGAAGAAATATTCAAAGTAGAAAATGGCGATTTTATTGAAAATTCTACTAAGTATTTTGGCCATTCCTATGACAGTGATAAATTAAAGGGATTAAGAGATTTCTTTAAATATACTCAAACTGGATATATTTATAAATTAAATACAGGTGGAGCTAAAGCGACAAATGCTTTCGGTAGTGCAAAATATACAGGAGAGAGAGGAAATGATATAAAGATATCAATCCAAGCAAATGTTGATAATGCATCGCTTTTTGATGTTACTACTTTTGTTGATTCAGAAAAAGTAGATGTTCAGACTGTAGCTGCTGCTCAAGATTTGAAAACAAATGACTTTGTAATTTTTAAATCGGATGCAACACTTGCTGTAACGGCGGGAACACCTATGACAGGTGGGACAAATGGAACTGTGACAGGTGCAGCACATCAAAAATTTTTAGATAAGATTGACAAATATTTTATCAATGTTCTAGTTTGTACTTCAAATGAAAAAACAATAAAAGATTTATATGTTCAATACACTAAGAGAATGAGAGACAAAGTTGGTGCTAAATTTGTATGTGTAGTTTATCGTGCTACTGATCCAGATTATGAAGGTGTGATTAATGTTAAAACTAAAACATTGGATTCTGATTTCCCTGAAAATTCAGCAGTTTACTGGGTTGGTGGAGCAGAAGCGTATTGTGCTGTTAATAGAAGTTTGACAAATCAAAAATATAATGGTGATTTTAAGCTCGAAGTGGAAGAAACACAAACAGAATTAGAATTAGCTGTAAAAGCAGGGTATTTCATATTCCATAAAACAGGAGATGAAATAAGAGTTCTGAAAGATATTAATTCGTTTGTTTCATTCATAAAAAGAAAAAATGTAGACTTCTCATTTGCTCAAGTGATGAGAACCTTAGACCAAATTGCTACTGATGTTGCAACAATTTTTAATAAAACTTATTTAGGTTCATCTAACAATAGTGAATATGATAGGAATGATTTGAAACGTGATATTTCAAAACATCACGAAACATTGGAAGATTTGAGAGCAATAAAAGATTTCAATGAAGAAACAGATATTACAGTAGTTGAGGGCGAAACTAAGGAAAGTGTACTAGTTACAACTAATATAAAACCTGTTGTAGCTATGGAAAAACTTTATATGAACGTAATCGTACAATAAAAGCTAAAGGAGTGTGGGAATAAATGGCTGATACAGCAATTATGAAAGGTAAAGACGCTATATCTGGAAGTCTTGCTAAGTGTTTTGTTACGATTGAGGGCAAAAGATTTAATTTTATGCAGGCTATAAATGTAAAAGCAGAAATGGAAAAGAATAAGGTTGAAGTTCCAATCTTAGGTAAAACTGGGAAAGGGAATAAAGCGGCAGGATGGAAAGGAACTGGAAGTGCTACTTTCCATTTTAATACGTCTATATTTAGAGAAGTATTGCAGGAGTATACAAGAACTGGTAAAGATTTGTATTTTGATATGCAAATTGTAAATGAGGATCCGACAGCAAGCGTGGATAAACAGACAATAATGTTGATTGACTGTAATTTAGATGGCGGAATTATTGCACAGTTTGATGCGGATGCCGACTATTTGGAAGATGAGTTTGATTTCACATTTGAAGATTGGAAACTTGTGGATAAATTTAAGCCGCTTGATGGAATGAATAAATAGGGAGTCAAAAACTCCCTTTTAAAATAATTTAGGAGGATATTTAATAATGAAAGATTTAAAATTTTTTTTAAAACAGAATACAATACCTGTGGAAAATCAGGAAGTGGAAATTTCAAAAAGATTCAAGGATGATCAAGGAAATTTTGTAAAATTTGAGATAAAGCCTATTTCAAATGAAATGGATGATATCTTAAGAAAACAAAATACAAGACAAGTTAAAAAAGCTAAAGGGGTATTTGTCCCAGAAACAGATACCCAAGGATACTATATGGATTTAGTTTTGAAATCATTAGTCTACCCTGATTTAAACGATAAAGAATTACAAGATTCTTGGGGAGTAATGGATTCAAAAGAATTAATAAATGCAATGCTGCTTCCAGGAGAATACTCGTCATTGCTTCAAGAAGTCCAAAAAATAAACGGTTGGGACATCAACATAGAGGACATTAAAGAAGAAGCAAAAAACTAATTGAGGCAAATGTGGCAGAGTATAATTACGCTTACTATTGCCTTCATAAACTTAAAATACGGCCAAGTGAATTTGCAGAAATGGATATTTATGAAAAAGGATTCATTATGGCCTGTATTGATTTAAAAATAAAAAGAGAAAAAGAAGCAGAAAAGGAATCTAAGAGAAAAGCTAGTCGCAGAAGACGTTAGGAGGTGGGAAATATGGCTACAATACAAAACAGTATAATCTTAAATGATAGAATGACACAGACATTCACAGCAATAAATAATGCAATAAGTGCAACAGTAAATAGTTTATCCAGTCTTGATGGAAAATCTATGAATATTAATACTGCTAATTTGACAACAGCAAGGCAACAATTAGCATTGGCTGATAACGAACTCCAGAAAATGAAAGGTGACAGTAAAGGGGTGAATGATAACCTGAGTAAAACACCAGGTATTGTTGATACAATAAAGAAGAAAATGATGCAGGTAGGTACAGCAATAGCAGGTGTTATGGGTGCAAAACAATTATTGGAAGCATCTGATCAAAATGCACAGATAACGGCTAGATTAAATCTAGTAACAGATGCACCTGAGCAATTAAAAAAACAGATTTATCAATCAGCAAATGATGCAAAAGTTGCTTATACAGATAGCATGAATCAAGTAGCAAAACTAGGTTTACTTGCAAAAGATGCTTTTAACAACACCGATGAAATTGTTCAGTTTACAAATCTTATGCAAAAAGCATTCAAGGTATCAGGAGCAGATGCAATGGAAGCAACAAGTGCAATGTATCAACTTACTCAAGCTATGGCAGCTGGAAAACTTCAGGGAGATGAATTTCGTTCTGTAATGGAAAATGCTCCAAT